TCCTCAACACAGCAAGATAGTTCTCCACGGCTTGATGGGGATCTTGCCAATAAAAATTAGCATTTGTCTCCATCAATTGTTCGATCGCTTGTTCTCTTGTGAACGTCAAAACCTTAAAACTCTTCGCCATCATTTTCTCCTGTGAACTCCACAAAATCCCCATACTCGCGGGCAAAAACGTCCAAAAGATTCTGGTAATCGCCACTCATCATCTCATTGACGACATTGTTGACGCGTTCCCATGGACGCTCCAATTGGCGTCCGATTTTTTTACCAAGACCAATAAGATAGAACGCATTACCTTGTGGACCATTAAGATCGATTGTGATCATGACTTTCTCCTTTATGCCAACAAAATCAAAAGATCCGCAATTTCACTCACGGACATGTTATCATATTCGCTCAAATCCGAACTTTCAGCCATCTTGATGGTTTTGTCTTTTACCATCACGCCTAATTTCTTAAGTTCGCGAAGTTCACGAACGACTTCTTCGTTGATCGTCATTTCAATTCTCCTTTATGTACGAGATTATTCCCGTGAGTTGATTGTACCGCGTTTATCCGCAAAGTACACAATTTATTCGCACAATTATTTTTATTGGAATCCCGCTTTTGATCAATAAAACTTATCACACGTTCGAACTCTTCTTTTCTTCTTTCTGCTAGTGTTCGAATTGTCACGAGCTGTAGACTCTTCTGACCTCCATCACACCACTTTCTTCCACTGATTAAAAATCAGGTTTTTTCCTCCTCACTCCCTGCCATTTCTATCCTCCCGACCATCCGCCTTTGTCCGCGATCGCTGGTTCCTGGTCCTCGATCTGCTTATTTCCGTTAATTCTGCAGGCTTTTTGGCCCTCGATTCATGGCTCTATATATAGAAGCATGTTTTTTGCCGGCTCGCGTCCAGGTCCAGGGACCGGGGCCCGGGGCGGCGGCTGCGCGGGTGAGGCCTAAAAGCGCCAAGTCAGTGGTTCTGCGGGGGCGTTCAAAGCTAAATCGGCAAAAATCCGTGCATATTGGGGTTAGTATAGGGAAAAACAGAGCACAGCGCGTGAAAATTGCAGAGAATGCCAATCAATACAATATGCCAATAACCGTATGACCCCAAGCAAAATTCAGGGGATCTATGTACAATGTCTCAAAGTTCCTATATTATCTGAAACAGGAGGTACGGACCATGGCACAAATTGGCGGTAAACGAGAAGGAGCCGGCCGTCCTGCGGGCTCCAAGAACAAGCGGACCCAAGAGATCGAAGAGAAGCTAGCAGCTTTGGACTGTGATCCAATTGAGGGCATGGCCATGATTGCTGCTGATCCAACAGCTAGTCAAGAACTGAAGTTCCAGGCGTTTAAAGAGCTGGCTCAGTATGTGGCTCCCAAGCGCAAGGCTGTCGAGATGGAGATCGAGGGCAGCGGTTCATTCAACATTAACGTCGTACGGTTTAGCGATGTTGTAAAGGATTCCGATGGCGGAGATAACGGTACCACTTGATTGGGCACCACGTCCTTACCAGTTTCCCTTGTGGAAGTTTATGGAGGACGGCGGTAAACGGGCCGTGGCTGTTTGGCACCGACGAGCTGGCAAGGACTTGCTGTCTGTCAACTGGTGCGCTGTATCTGCTTTGACCAGACCTGGTTTATACTGGCATCTGTTCCCGACTTACAACCAGGGTCGTAAGATTGCCTGGGACGGGATGACTCGCGACGGCCGCAAGTTTATTGAACACTTTCCCAAGGAGATGTGGGAAGCCGTCAACAACACGGAGATGCGGCTGACGCTAAAGAATGGCTCGATCTATCAGGTGGTGGGTACAGACAATGTCGACAGACTGGTTGGAGCAAATCCAGTCGGGGTCGTCTTCTCTGAATACTCCCTCCAAGATCCCCGAGCATGGGATTACATTCGTCCCATCTTGGCTGAGAATGGCGGATGGGCGCTGTTTATTTATACCGCTCGAGGTCGAAACCATGGATACGACTTGCTTAACATGGCAAGACGAAATGAAAAGTGGTTTCAGCAAACACTGACTGTCGAAGACACTAGGGCTATTTCCTCTGACGCCGTAGACGAAGAACGTCTAGCTGGCATGCCAGAAGAGATGATCCAACAAGAGTTCTATTGCAGTTTTGATGCACCACTTGTAGGCAGCTATTATGGCACCGCCATGGCCAAGCTGCTTGCCGACGGCCGGCTAGGCAGTCTCCCCTACGAGCCGCGGTTAGAGGTGCATACGGCCTGGGACCTTGGTGTTTCAGACTCGACTGCAATAGTTTTTTATCAGAAGCACGGCCAAGAAATTCGGATCATCGACTACTACGAAAACTCCGGTGAGGGCATCGCGCATTACGCCAAGATCATCAAGGAGCGAGACTACGTCTATGGAGAACATTTGGCCCCGCACGATATACAAGTTCGTGAGCTTGGCAGCGGTAAGTCTCGACTTGAAGTTGCCCGAGAACTTGGCATCAGATTCCGAGTGGTACCAAACCTTAGGATCGATGACGGTATCGAAGCCGTCCGAACCACCTTGCCGAAGTGCTGGTTTGACGAAGTCAAGTGCCGCCACCTAATCGAGTCATTGCGCCAGTACCGTAAGGACTTTGACGAGAAGAACAAGGTCTTCCGAGATCGTCCGCTGCACGACTGGACCAGTCACCCTGCAGACGCTTTCCGATACATGTGCGTCGGTATTCGCGACCAGCTTGACATGAGTGCTAAGAAGTTGCCTCGCATGGCCGACATGGAATATCGGATCCTATGATTAGACCCGCAGTCCATGCTGACGTGCCGATCATCAATGAGCTCGGCGAGAAGATGTTTAACGAATCGGCCTATGCCCAGGTCTGCAAGTATGATCCCGAAAAGGTGGCTCATCTCTTGAGCCTGATGGTTGATACGCCAGACGAATATTTTTTGTACGTCGCCGAAAAAGACGGCACTATAATTGGCATGTACCTGGGTTTGCTAACAGAGTATTATTTCAGTAAGGATCTGATGGCAGTCGATCTGGCGCTGTACGTTGACTCAACGAAACGCGGTGGTTTGGCTGCAATCAAGTTAGTTCAGGCATTTGAAGATTGGGCTTTTGAACGTGGCGCTAAGGAAATTGTTCCGGCTACGTCGACTCAAGTAGCCCCAGAGAGAACGGCACAACTGTACCATCTCCTGGGTTACGAGGTTGTAGGTAACCTTTTTAAGAAAAGGAGATAGTTATGTGTGGTGGATGGCTTGGTAAAACATTGGGACTTGCGCCTAGTAGCCCGGCAGCTCCTGCTCCGACTCCAGAAGCTCCTAAGACTTCTGACAAAGCGGTGCAAGATGCAGTTGAAAACGTGCGTAAGGTTGAGGGCGAAGGCGCTCAAACTCGTGAAGGCACGATGCTGACCGGAGCACAAGGTGTTTCGATCGGTATGGAAAAACTGCAGAAGAAGAAGCTGCTCGGTACTCGCTCACCTCTTGGCGGTAGTTAATCGTGGATAAGGGACAAGACCAAAAGAAGCTTGTCACCACCACGCTTGATCGCCTAGGAAAACTAAAGCAGATTCGCAGCCCATGGGAAAGTCTGTGGCAAGATTGCACAGACTACGTTAATCCCCGACGCGGCGACTTCAATGCTCAACGTAGCCAGGGTGACCGAACTAGGTATGACAAGGTCTATGACTCGACGGCTCCGCTTGCTAATGAGCAACTGGCCTCTGGTCTGCATGGCTATTTGACCGCTCCGTCAGAGACCTGGTTCACGCTGCTGCTTGAGCGCACCCGTGAAGAGGAGTCAGAGCAAGTTAGGGCATGGTTGCAAGGTGTCGTGGAGATGATGTTCCGCGAAGTCTTCCATTCGCCTAACTCAAACTTTGGCTCGATGATCCATGAGTTATATCTTGACCTTGGCTCATATGGCACTGGCGTCTTGTACATCGAAGACAAACCAGGTAGACCGATCAATTTCAGAACTTACCACCTAGCTGAGTGCTACGTAGCCGAAAACGCTGAAGGCTCAGTTGATACCTTGTACCGTCAGTACAAGCACACAGGTCGTCAACTCTTGCAGTTGTACAAAGACACGCTGCCTGAGAAGTTTATTGAGAACGTGTACAAGGATCCTCACAAGGAGTTTACCTGCATCCACGCAGTTGAGCCTCGTGACACGTTTAACCCAGACAGTAAGCTAGCCAAGGATATGCCTTTCATGAGCGCCTATATCCTTGAAGAAGAAAAGTTGTTGCTAAATCTTAGTGGCTTCAACGAGTTCCCCTACATGGTGCCTCGTTGGACTAAGACCGCTGGTGAAGT